AAAGGCGAGCCGGGAGCTGATGGAGAGCGCGGAGAGAAAGGCGAGCCGGGAGCTGATGGAGAGCGCGGAGAGAAAGGCGAGCCGGGAGCTGATGGAGAGCGCGGAGAGAAAGGTGAGCCGGGAGCTGATGGGGAGCGCGGAGAGAAAGGTGAGCCGGGAGCTGATGGGGAGCGCGGAGAGAAAGGTGAGCCGGGACAGGACGGCAAGAGCGTCACTGAAGAGGATGTTGAGAAGATGTTGGATGGTGTGATTTCTAAACATGTGTTGGATTTAGAACGGCGCACGAATGATATGGTACAGAAAGCCGTTGATAGACTTGTTCAGCCAAAGGATGGAAAAGATGGAGAGGATGGAGCTCCGGGCGAGGATGGGGCAGATGGTTTTGGGTTTGATGATCTGGATGTAGTGCAGCTGGATGAGAAACGGCTTCAAATTGTTTTCACGAAAGGTGATCGCAGAAAGGAATTTGTTGTGGACATGCCCATCCTTATTGATCGAGGAGTTTATAAACAAGGTATCACTTATACTAAAGGGGATGGAGTGACTTACGCTGGTTCTTTTTGGATTGCTCAAAAGAATAGCCCAAACCAAAAGCCGGGCACTGGGGAAGAATGGCGCTTGGCAGTTAAGCGGGGGCGCGATGCTAAGGAGCTTTCACAATGACTATGATTGTTACTCGTGCTCAGGCAGCTGCTCATCTCCGGATTGATGATTCAACCGATGAGGCAGCTGATCTCGATTTGAAGATTCAGGCAGCCTCAGCAATTGTGCTGGATTATATCGAATGGACTCCAGATAGGTATGTTGCTGCGACTGAAATTAATGAATTGGATTCTGATTATGAGATTGACTCGGATTGGGATGAAGATTGGGACTCAGATTGGTTGGGTGATGAGGATTATTTATTCACCTTAAAAGCAGCAACATTGTTGCTTGTGGGCGACATGCATAGATACCGGGATGGAGGCAGCCCGAATTATACTGAGGCATTCTTGCCTCCGGCGGTTCGCGCGCTGCTGTATCCGGTAAAGAGCTGGGGAACATATTGATGGTTGATATATTTTGTATAGCTTCTGGCCCAAGCTTGACCCAAGCTGATTGCGATCTTATCGCGCAGTCCGGGGCGAAGGTTTGCTGCGTTAATAATGCTTGGCAGATGTTTAATCGAATTGACTATTTGTATGCTGGAGATTTAAAGTGGTGGAAAGCGTATGCTGATCAGCTCACCATATCTATAGGAGAGAAATGGACTTGTGCCAAGTCAGCAGCAAAGAAGTTTGGGCTGAATCTCCACAAAGCTAATGGCCCATTTAATTCTGGAATGCGAGCTATTCAATGGGCCATCGAACAAGGATTTAAGTCAATTGCTTTGCTGGGATATGATTGCTCGATAAAGCTGGGGAGTCATTTCCATGGCGATCATACTTTTCCCAAAGCGCGCCAATTGACTAATCAAAAAGTGAGAAATTGGCATCTGCAGTTTTTGAAGGTGGAGAGACAAGCGTGTCGGGCAGGGGTGAAGGTTTACAACTGTAGCCGATACACGGAAATGGTGTGCTTCCCGCTAATGGATCTGGAGGAGGCGCTGTGAATACAATTCAAGTTAAATCCTTGTGCAAGCATAAGTTCGGTGGAAAGAAACGTTTAAAGGGTTCCATATATGCTGTGAAGTCAAGACAGCTCAAATTTTTAGTGAAGATAGGATGGGTTGAGGCAGTTGATGATGCTGTGTTTTTTGAGGAAGAGTTGAAGATGCTGAAACAACCCGTGCTAGAAAGCTCTTTCCTTCTCGGTGGTGGACCAAGCATTTCCAATTTAGATTTGAGGGCGCTGGATGGGCAGCATGTTGTCGCGGTCAATCGTTCCTTTGAGACGTATCCATGTGATGAAATGTTCTTTGGGGATATGTCTTTTTTTGAAGAGTTTGGTGATAAGTTCATGGCGCTGGATTTTCCGAAAGTCACCGTGAAGCAGCAGCTCAAGGGTTTGCCTGGTATACGCGCGTTAAAGAAAAGTTCTAGTTGCAAAAAACTTCAGAGAACTCCGGGATGGCTCATTAGTAGTAATTCTGGGGTTATGGCGCTGAATTATCTTCTTCAGCGAGGCTGTAAGCTGGTTGTTTTGCTGGGGATGGACTTGCGTAAGATTGGTGGCCGCAAGCATCATCATGATGGCTACACTCATCCTTCTAAGCCTAAATCTTGCAGGACGATGCTGGGCGAGTGGCGCGGGATTCGGAAACAGGCGTGGGAAAAATTTGATGCGGATATTATTCATGCGACTCCGGGGAGTGCGCTTGATGAGGTTGAGTATTTACCATTGGAGGTTATTGTGGATGCAATTAAAACTAAAGATTATGTTGGCGGTTGGTGGTTACCAAAAGGCGAAAAACATTTTCGGATGATGCTGGAGAAAAGTAAGCCTGCTCATGGACGGGCAACGTATCAATATCAGAAGCTTTCCCCGGCAGTGGCTCTTGTCAAGGATAAAAAAGGGATTGCGATTGATGTGGGATCGAATGTTGGGTTCTGGGCGTGGCATCTTGCGCGAGAGTTTGATCATGTTCATTGTTTTGAGCCTATTCCGATTCATAATGAATGTTTGAGGCTTAATTCGCAGGACGTGGAGAACATTAGTATTCATGAGGAAGCTCTGAGCGATAAGAAGTGCGAAGTTGAGCTGATTGTGTATGATGGGGACTGCGGAGCCACGCACATTGATCAGAATTGTTCAAGACCGGGGGAGAAATTCACTAAGGTAAAATCTAAGTGTTGTACCCTTGATAGTTATAATTTCAAGAATGTAAAGTTTCTGAAGATTGACTGTGAGGGGTTTGAATTGGCAGTTTTGAAGGGAGCAGAAAAGACTCTGCAAGAGAATAGTCCGGTGATTGTTGTGGAACAGAAAAAGGAAAATGAGCGCTTTGGTTTACCATCCAAGGGCGCTGTTGAATATCTGAAGTCAATTGGGTATGTTGCCCGGCGCGTATTGGCTGGGGATTACATTATGGAGAGAGAATAGAAGATGGTTATGGATGCGCGCGATGAGCTGAAAAAATATTTGATTGGCAAGACAATTTTAATTGTTGGGGGTGGGCCTGGTGCGGCATGTTGTTCCTCTTGCTGGTATAGTAAATTTGATATTATTGTTCGATGCAATAATTATCAAAAATCCTGCAATGCGCGGACAGACATCTTTGTTTCATATTTCGGGGAGAACATAACAAAAAGCAAGGAGGAGCTGATTGCTGATGGAGTAAAATTTGCTGTTTGTAATTGTCCGAATGCTGACATGAGTGAAGAATTGAATAAGAGCCCAGGCCAACAGAAAGATTTTCACTGGATATATGAATTTAGAAAAGATTGGTGGTTCTGTCCTGTTGTTGGTTTGACTAAAGAAGAATTGGTTACTCAGGTGGGTTTGCTTGATGGATATATGCCGTCAGTTGGATTATCAGCCGTCTTGTTTTTTGAGCAATTTTGCTCGCCTGTAAATATAATTGGCTTTGATTGTTTCGAGTCTGGGTTGCACGATTTGAATAAAAAATGGGATCGGTCTGGTGAACATAATCCCCAGAGAGAAAAGCAATTATTAAAAAAATTGGAACAAAGCGGTAAACTTATATGGCATGCGAAAGGAAAGGGATGGTGAACATGAAAAATAGAATGTCTATGGTTTATGTTCAAGAGCATACAGATCATTCTTTGATAGTAGCGGAAATTGGGGTGTGGGCAGGGGACAATGCTCAGCGTCTGATGGGGCTGAATCTGGATCGTCTTTTCCTGATTGATTCTTACAAAGAATATGCTCGCCACGATCAAAAAGAATTAGATGAAGTTATGCATGCTGCTTTGCCAAAAATTGCGTCACATCCGAATGCTTATAAAACTAGTTTCATCAGAATGGAATCTGTTGAGGCTGCTGAGTTGTTTCTGGATGAATATTTTGATTATATTTATATTGATGGTAATCACACGCTGGATGCTGTGTCAAAGGATTTGGAAGCGTGGTGGCCAAAGGTGAAGCCTGGAGGATATTTTGCCGGGCATGATTACAGCTCGAGCATTGGAGTGATGCGAGCTGTTGAAACTTTTTGTGAAAAGTATGGGCTTGATTTTCAGTCTTGGGCTCCTCCGAGAACAGAGGATGGCCCAGAACATCTCGCGGATTGGCTTATCAGGAAGGCTGATTAAATGGGACTTGGCGATGAAATAATGGCGATGGGCGAAGCAGAAGCGCTGTATGAAGTTACAGGTAGGCCAGTAGCTATTTGCGACAAAAACAATCGACCGCGCTGGCACAAAGCGTGGAGAAATAATCCCGCGGTCAGCAGGGAGTTGAGAAGTGGTATTGATTCTATTATCAATTGCCCTGGTCAAAGGTCATACATCAAACAATGGAAACATTCTCCGCGTCGAACTGAGTTCAACCTGGATCATCGCGCAAGGGCTGGGAAGATTTATCTCACTGTTGAGGAGGAGTGTACAGTGCGTGCGTTGGTGCCGGAAGGGGAGTTTGTAATTATTGAACCAGCAACTCGGGTGAGTGTCAAAAGTAGTCGAAACAAGGATTGGGGTATGGAACGCTGGGCAGAGGTTATTCGTGATTTTCCGGTTCCTGTGTATCAATTTGATATTGGAGATGAGACGCCTTTACTGGAAAGTGTTGGTATAATTTATTCAAATGATTTTCGGATATCAGTAGGAATAATAAAATTTGCTGTTTTGGTTTTGACTATTGATGGAGGTATGCACCATTTTGCAGCGAGCATGGGAACGGATGCTGTGGTGGTATTTGGTGGATTCTGTGATCCTAAAATAACTGGGTATAATTCTCATGCAAATTTTTACTCTGATATTGATGGGAGTCCATGCGGGCGTTATGATCCCTGCTCTCATTGTAAGGAAGCGATGGCGCTGATAACGCCTGAACAGGTACGCGCTGAAGCGCTGAAGAGATTGGAGGGGATTCGTGTCGCTTGATTCGGGAAAACTGAGACACAGGTTGCAGATTCTGACTCTGACGGCAGAGCAGAATTCTGATGGAGAAATGGTTGAGACTTGGGATGAGCTTGATACGGTGTGGGGGTCATTTGAACCTTATAGTACTAAGGATGTTTTGCTGGCTCGGAGCGCGCAGGAACAGTCTTCAGCACGTGCTGTTATTCGGTATCGTGATGATGTGACTTCAGCTGAGCGTGTGTCTTTTCGGAGTCGGTTGTATAAGATTGATGGGCCACCTTTGCCTGATCCGGAGAGTGGGACTGAATATTTGACATTAATGCTTGCGGAGATAGCGAATGTTTGATGTTGCGCACACGATGGAAGGAACAGCCCTTGTTGTCCGCGCTGCGAAAGAGCTGGGGCATGAAGTCAGTTACAAGGGTGGAAGGGCTGCTCTGCGTAAAGCTGCTAAGTTGGTCGCAGAGGCTGTCAAAAGAAATGCGCAGAGGCTGGATGATCCAGCTACAGCAAATAAGATTTCTGAAAATGTCGCAATTCGCTGGAGCTCAAAGAAGTTTAAACGCTCCGGTGATTTAATGTTTCGGGTTGGGTTGCTTGGGGGCGCTAAATCTAAGGCTGCTGGAGGTGAACTTCCGGGCAAAGGCAAGGGCAATCCGGGTGGTGATACGTGGTATTGGCGTTTGCTGGAATTTGGTACACGCAAATTGCAGGCTCATCCGTTCATGCGTCCAGCATTGGAGCGGAATACACAAGCAGCTACAGCAGAATTTGTCAAGCATTTTAAGGGAGCGATTGCGCGCGCCGTGAAGAGAGCGCAGAAGCAGAAAGGAGAAAAATGAATCCACCGATTTTCACTATTGCGGCTGCAGCCTCCACGGTAACAGCATTGCTGGGTGCTGATCCTGTTCGTTTTTTTCCGTTTGGGGAAGCGCCTGATGTGACAGAGATGCCGTATGCTGTCTGGCAGACGGTCTCAGGAAGTCCTGAAAATTATTTGGCTGGAGTTCCAAGCATAGATAGCTGGTTGGTACAGGTAGATATTTATGCGAAGCGTGGTACCACTGCGCGCACTGTAGCTGAAGCGTTAAGAGACGCAATTGAGTCGGAAGCATATATCACTGCGTGGCGCGGTGAGAGGAAAGAAGGAGATAATATTTTTCAATATTCATTTGATGTCGAATTTTTAACTGAAAGATAGATGCTGGCTTTTCTTATAAGGAGATAATCATGGGAGCCAAGTTGACTAAGGGAACGCAGATTTATTTTATTGATCCGGAAGATGACGGTGTGACTGAGATTACGGAAGTCACAGGTTTCAACCCTGGCGGAGCACCGTCAGATCAGATTGAAGTCACCGCATTGGACGATGATGCAAAGGAGTTTATGCGTGGTATGCGCACTCCGGGCGTAGCAACCATTGAGATCAATCCTGATCCTGGAAATGCGTCTCATTCTCGTCTGCACGAATTGTTTCTGGATGACACCGTGGAGTCCGTTCCCTTTTGTGTGGGATGGTCTGACGGTACAGCCGAACCCAGTGCTGATTCTGATGGAGCGTTTGATCAGACAGCTGTGGCGAGGACAATGTATTATTTCGATGGCTACATCGCTGACTTTCCGTTTGATTTCAGCATCAATGCCGTTGTCAAATCCACCATCTCAATTCAGCGCACAGGTGAGGCCACTTGGGTTGAGACTACATAATGGTAGATGAACTGTCAATTGATGGTCTGACTAAGATGGGCGCGTTTACGGGCGCGCCTGTCAAAAAAACCATCACATGGAAAAAAGATGATGAAGAGTTCTCGGCCGTTGTTCACGTCCGGATGCTTAGTTATCACAGCACTGTCGCGGAGTTGAATGCATTCTCAGATGGACACGCAGATGCCGTGGCCGGGAGGATTGCCGCTTGTATCTGTGATGCGAAGGCCAAGCCCATTTTTACTCCAGAAGACATTACCGGGGAAGCTGACCCTGAGCGTGGCCCACTTGATGGGAATTTGACTATTGCGTTGCTGACTGCTATCGCACAAGTCAACCGCTTGGGGGGATCGCAGCCGGAGCCCAAGAACTAACCAGCCTCGATGAGTTCTGGCATGAACTGGTTCTGAATGGGGTTGGTGGACGAACAATAGCTGAAGCGAAACGCCGTATGTCTCATGCTGAGGTTATGAGCTGGATTGCGTACCGGGGCAAGCGAGGCAGTTTGTTTGGGGGGCGGAGGATGGAGATGGCGATATCATCGTGGATGGCGATGTATGCGAATGCGCACAGCCAGAACGGCGGATATGACATGTATGATTTTGCGCCGCACGAGGAGGAGCCTGAATGGACTCTTGAGCGTGCGAAAAAGGAATGGGGTTGAATATGGCTAATCTCGGGACACTGACTCTTGACTTGATTGCGAAGGTTGGGGGCTTCACCAAGCCACTCGATAAAGCTGGGCGTGAACATAAAAAGACTGCCAAGCAGATCGCGCGTGAACAAAAGAAAATGCGCGAGGCTTTCAAGAAGTCTATGGTGTCGATGGGTAAGTGGGGTGCAGCTATGGCTGCTGCTGCCGTTGCCGGCGCGGTTGCGATGACGAAGGCAAGCTTCAAAGCTGCAGATGTTATCGGGAAAACTGCAGATGCCGCTGGGGTCACAACTGATTCTCTTCAAGAGATGCGTTATGCGGCAGAGATTTCTGGGATGTCTATTGAAGAGCTTGATAAAGGCATCATGGGATTTGGAAAGCGCGTGGGTGAGCTGCGCGCGGGTACAGGTTCTTTGTATACCATATTGGATAAAACTAACAAGGGTCTTATGGCTCAAGTTAAAGCAGCTTCATCAGTAGATGATGCTTTGAATCTGGTTATGGATGCAATGGCAAACACTGCCGATGATGCTGATCGTGCCGCGCTCGCGGTTGCAGCGTTTGGACGCTCTGGTCAGAAGATGGGTATTTTATCTAAAGATGTTGTACAGCTTCGCGCTGAAGCTCGTGAGTTGGGGTTGGTTTTGGATGAAAGTTTGATTCGTAGTGCTGAGAAAACTAATGATCAGATAACTGCTCTTTCTACAATAATTAAAACACAGCTTACTGCCGGAATTTTAGAGCTGGCTCCATATATTCAAGAGCTGACCGCGGAGATGACTGCTTGGATAAAAAATAATAAAGAGTTCCTTTCTCAAGATATTCCAAATCACATTAAGAGTCTTGCGGAGAAGGTGCGTAGTTTCGTCAAGTCTCCTGCATTTAGCGCTTTCAAAGAGTACTGGGAATTAATTGCTGGTGCAGTTGCAGGGTTTAAGGCAGGTGGGCTGCCGGGTTTGGTTTTAGGAGCTGGTGCTGGCGCGGGGGTTTCCATTTATCGGGATTTGAAAGCATATTTTGATGAAACGCTTCCAGAGAAAATTCGTGATTCAAAAAAGGAGCTTGCTGAGCTGTATGGTGATCTTAAAACTGCTCCCTTTTATTCCACGATGTTTGTTAAAGGGAAATCAGAAGTTAAGGCTCGTATAGCAGAGGTAAAAAAAGAGCTTGCTCAGCATAGGAAAGTTCTTAAAGCCCAGCAAGATGCGATTATTAAAGTAAGAGAGAAAGCTCATGCAGAGAAAGAGGCGGCAGAGGCCATCAAATTGCAGGAGGCTGCGTACAAGCGTTTGGCTGTTGGTCTGAAAGACCTGAAGGGCTTCGCAATTGATTTTGAGGTGGAGAATCTTCAGAAGCAGATTGAGCAGACTTCGATGCTGGCTGGTGACCCGGAATCTCAGCGGATGTATGATATTGAACTCGCTGCTAAAAAAGAATATCTTCAACAGCTCTTATTTTTACAGGAGAAAGAGCGAAAGGAGCGCGCGGAACATTACGCAGAGATACTCAAACTTGATACCACGGTTCAGAATCAGCTTGAGCTTGTAGGGTTGGAGGGATATCAGAAGCAATTGAAGGCTCTCGAACAGAAACAGAGAGAGGAGCTGGAAAAATATCGCAAAGCTGGGGCAGATATAATTGCGCTTGAAAAATTACACCAGTCGCAGAGAGATGAGCTGAAGAGGCAAGCAACTATAGAGCTCATGGGCAGCTTTGGGGATGCGCCCGGGTTCGCTGGAACGGGCGGTGGGCTTGGGGAGTCTCAAACTCTCAAGCAGCAGCAGGAGGATCTCAATAAATGGTACGCTGAGCAGAAGGCTCTGCTGGAGCGATATCGTCAAGAGCGCTCTGATCTTAATGAGAAGTGGAATGAGAAAGAGCGCCAGATTGAACGACAGCATTCAGAGCAGCTCTCTAAGATTCAAGCTGCACGCACTCAGCTTATTCTGACTAGTAATGCGAATATGTTTCAGAGCCTTGCAGATATACAGAAAACTTTTAGCGATGATCAAGACTCTACTTATAAAACTTTGTTTGCAATTTCAAAAGCTTTCACCATCGCAGAAACTACTCTCAATATGTACAATGCGATTACAGACGCATGGGCAACTGGAGCTACTGTGGCAGATAAAGTTGCAGCAGCAGCTATGGTAGCGAGCGGAATGCTTACAATTATACAGTCTGCGAAGGCTGTGGGGATGGCGCATGATGGTATGGATAGCATACCTGAGAGCGGTACATGGTTGTTACAAAAGGGGGAGCGTGTGGTGGCTGAGCGTACCTCTAAGAAGCTGGATGATCAGTTATCCCGGATAGAAGCGGGGGGAAATATGAATGTGAATATTCATGAGGCTCCCGGAACAGCAGCGCAGGTGATACGGCGCGCGGATGGATTGGACATTCAAATCACAGCAATTGAAGCAAGGCTGACGGAACGTATGAGCCGGGGGACTGGTTTGGCCATTCCGTTGGATAGCAGGTATGGGAGGCGCGGTTGATGGAAACTTGGCCGGTTACTTTACCTCAAAGTGTGCATACTGATTATACTTTACAGCCGTATTCTGGATTGATGAGTCAGACAGAGCAGCGCAACCCAACACGCAATCGGGCTTATTCAGATTGGGTGGGGACATTTTCTATGATCATCACTACTGCGCAGCTTGCAACGTTTCGGACATTTTATGATACAACGATAAATCAGGGCGGAGATTTTGAGTGCCCGTGGTTGGCTGATCTTGGTTTGGTGTTTCATTTTGTTCGGTTCTTTTCCTCTCCGAGTTGGCGTGCAAGCCAAGCGCCTGGGAAGTGGGTGCTGACTTTGCCTTTGGAAATTATTGCTACAACATATCAGGGAGCATAAGAAATGGCGAGTGGTATATATAATAGATTTAAAGTGAATTTGCTTAATAAGGAAATTGATCTTGAGGTGGATGATATTAAGGTAATGTTACTCAATAACGTGCATTCCTTTAATGCAGCACATATCAATAAGAGTCAGATTGAAGCGAATGAAATTAATGGTACTGGATATACAGCAGGGGGCGTTGTGTTAGTGAACAAGGTAGTTACTGAAGGGGCGGTTTCGAATTTTGATGCAGATGATCCGGAATGGACAGAAGCGACTTTTGGTGCGTGGCATGCAGTTCTCTATAGGGTAACTGAGAGCGATTTGATTTGCTCAATTGATTTTGGCGGAGAGAAAGCGGTGGAACTGGGCACTTTTTACATTCGATGGAATGATGATGGGATTATTACATTAACATGAGTACTTGGCCAGCTACTTTACCAGCACCTTTGCGCCTCGTGAATGTTATTCCGGGGAGTAAGGCAGAACGCTATGAGCAAGATTCAGGACGGCGGATTATACGTAACTGGGGGCATATTCCTCCTGATCGTGTTACTGTTCAGTTCCGTATTGAAAAAGATTTTGTAGCGGATTTTCTTTATTTCTGGCATTCTGTTGGAATGGATGTGACTTGGTTTACTGCGTCATGGCTTGCAGAGATGGGCTATACTGATCACAAAGCGCGTATCCTTGGGTATCCACGCCGCAAAGGAATTGATACTAAATGGTCTGATTTTTCTGTTACGCTTTTGGTTTATTCTTCTGCATATTGTGTGGATGCGGAACCATGGTTGCCAGATGAAAGAAGGTATGATGTAGATGCGCTTTCTTTGTCTTTAGCTATTCCGGCGCCATACATTATTCGATATGGTTGGTTCTCTGCGACTATTTCAAGCGATAGATCACTTATCAATATGCGCGATGAAGCGGATATTCAAGGATATAATGGAGAGAATGGTGGGGATTTCACTTTGACTATTGGGGCTGGTACGCTGATTTCTTCTGACAGTCCTTCTAACCCGGCACTTGAAACAGGAGAATTTGAAGATGGCTTCTCTCTTTATCTTATTATTGAAAGTGGCGCACTTATACGGGGCGCTGGAGGAGATGGTGGAGATGGCAAGCCCACATCTTCAGAGGATGGGGAAGATGGAGGCACCGCAATCAAAGCTGACTGGCCAATAAGCATCGAGAACAATGGAGGCGTTTATGGCGGAGGTGGCGGCGGCGGCGGCGGCGGAGAGGGCACTACAGGCGGAGGAGGAGGCGGTGGAGGCGCTCAAGGTTATGTTCCGGGGTCTGGCGGTTCAGGAGGTTCAGGAGCCACTCCCGGTAACCCGGGCTCTGCTGGTGCTCCGAATGCGCCGGGCGCTCCGGGTGCGGGTGGTGGCGATGGTGGAGCTGGAGGGGGTGGAGGTTCTGATGGTTCATCTGGTGGTCCTGGATCCGATGGGGCATCAAGCTCTGGAGGTTTTGGAGGAGCTGCAGGGAAATATGCGGAAGGTGATTCTAATATAATTTGGTCAGTGGCTGGTACCCGCGTGGGAGATGTATCGTGAGAAGGACAGTGTCATGGATATGAATGAAGCAATTCAGGAGGCATATGCTTACGCTGATCCTGAAGTAACAATTTATGAAACGTTTGAGTTGATTCACTCTTCATGGTCAGGTTTTGATTCTGATTCTGATTCTGATACTGATGCTTCTATTCTTTTGGTTGATTCTGATCGGGTACTGGTGACGGCGGATGGCACATTTCAGCCAGTTACTTTTACTGCTTCATTGCCTGAGACGGAAAGCTCAGTGCGCGGGCAATTAAAATTGACTATTTCTTTTCTGCCCAAAGAATATCGGGATATGTTGTGGGAAGCTTCTCAATCCCCTGAAACAGATCCAGTGTATTTGTATTATCGCCAGTATATTGGGGAGGGTGCAGAGGAGGAAGCTGCAGCAGAGTTACCTGTGCCCTTGGTAGTGAATACGATAGAGTTTACCGATGAGCAGACTCTTATTAATGCGCTGTATCCGGATTTGGTGAACATTCCTTTTGGACGTCGAATTATGTCTGTTACTGAATTACCGGGAGCACGAACATGAGTCATTGGACGATGAATTATTTGGGGCAGTCGTGGACTCCAGAACGGAATTGTTATTATTGGTTTCGGAAAATTATGGCGGAGCGATTCGGTTACGAAGGGTTGCCGCTTAATGAGGTTGTGAGTGTGAATGGATCAGCGCGAGTGGCTATGCGCCAGTTCACAGATGAAGCTGCAAAGAATCAAGGCTGGATCCGCACAGAGACTCCGAGAGAAGGAGATGCTGTTATGCTTGCAGAGGGGAAGCGTTCCTCTCATATTGGAGTTGTGGTTTGGATAAAAGAAAAGCTAATGGTGATACATGCGAGACAGAATACAGGAGTTGTATTGAGTGATGCGCTGGCGTTGAAAATGAATAATTTGAGGATAACAGGATATTGGACAAATGAAAATACATTATAGTACCAATCCGCTTGCTCCTGGTTTTCAAACAACGATGTTTGATGTGCCGGATGGCTCATCTCCCAATTCAGCAATAGAAATCCTGGACTGGAATTTTCAGCAGCCAACTATCCTTCTTGTGAATGGGGAGGCGTGGGGACGGAATCAGTGGAACACAGCGCTGCCTGAATCTTCCAATGTTATATTTGTTGAGTTGCCCGGAGGCGCGGGCGCGGTACTGGCCGTTATTTCAATTCTTCTTACTGCATATTCCCTTTATTATTTTAGCACCTTAGATACTGATGTGCCAGAATATGGAACGCCGGATTCATTGTCTAGCTTTTCTACTGGGTCAAATCGTTTGCGCCTTGGCCAGCCATTCACAGAGCATTTTGGACGTCTTCAGGCATACCCTGATTTAGTTCAGCAGCCTTATATTCAGAACATTGATAATGATCAGTATTTGTATTTCCTCGGAATCCTTGGAGTGGGAGAGTATTCTGTTGAAGAGGTTTATATTGCTAACACCCCTTTGGAGGATTATGCTGATTGCGAGTATAATATTGTGGAGCCGGGCGGGGCACTTTCTTTAGTTCCCAATTTGGTCTGGACGTGCAATGCGGCCACGGGGCGTGAGCTTGATGTGGAATATTTTCCTTATGTTGTTACACCTCCTTTGACTTCAGTTTATTCTCTTGAGTATGATATTACATTTCCTGGTGGCTTGGTTCGTTATAATAGCAAGGGCAAAATAAAGAATCAAAGCGTCACGGTTGAGACTGAAGTGCGGACTGTGGACAATGCTGGAGCGCCTATTTCTGAGTGGACTGCTTTGGAGACTCGAACGTTCACTGCTGCCAGTAAAGATCCAAAGCGATATTCAAATGATATTGCAGTTCCATTGGGAGCAGGGCGTTATCAATTCCGCATTAGGAGAACAACCGCAGCGAGTGAAAGCTCTCGAGTGATTGACCGAGCTGTGATGACCGGGCTGCGGGGATATGGCGCTGAGCACCCAGATTATGGCGATGTGACTCTGGTTGAAGCAAAACTCAAAGCGCAAGATCAGCTTGGCTCTGGGGCTGCTTCTCAGATCAATGTGGTTGCTACTCGAAAGCTTTATGAAGTGCAGTCTGCCGGATTTGGAGGGGTTCTGACTGCGACTCAATCCGTTGTGGATGCTGTTGCTTATATGGTTACAGCAGAGAATGGCGGACAGCAGAGTAATAGCCTTCTTAATTTCAGTGAACTGGAAGCTGTCCGGGCTGCGCTGGAAACTGCTGACTATTCTTTTAATTTTCGTTTTGGTGGACGGCTGTCTGTAATGGATGCGGCTGCGAAAGCTGCTGCTTGTGGACTGTGCGCGCCGTGTATGCCGGGCGGTGAGTTTGCTTTGATATTGCATGAGAATCATGAGACGCCCTCCTGTATGTACACTCACGATAATATTCGAGACTTGAAGGTGACAGTGGCTCCTCGGACACCTGATAATCCTACAGCTATTGAGATGCGGTATATTGATCCAGACACATGGGTTCAGGAATCCATTTTTTGTTATGATGAGGATGGCTCTGAAGATACTCCGCTGGACATTACACTGGATGGGTGCGCTAATCGCCAGCAAGCGTTTGAGGTCGGGATGTTTGCATATTTGCATGAAAAGCTCGAACGCACCACAGTAAGTTTTGTAACTGATCTCTCTGGTTATATTCCATCATTGCTTTCTAAAATCCTCGTGCCTAATAAAACCACTACATGGAGCGCTTCTGGATTGATTTTGAGCGTGGATGGAACAAACATCTGGTTGTCTGATCCAGTTGATTTCGAGGATGAGGATGACGGCCAGCTGTATATTACGAAAGAGGATGGCACGGTGCTTGGGCCATATACTGTTACTCCTAGTGGAAGCAACCATTGTGTTGTTGGGTCAACCGCTTTGCTGAATACTCTCGCAGATGACGGCATGAAGGCATCCCGCTGGCTGTTTGGATTAGAGACTGATGAGCCTCTGATGGTTCGTGTGACTTCAATCGCTCCGCAGGAGCGTAACTCTATTCAGATTTCTGGTTCCATGATAGATGATGATGTGTATGGTGCTCCGGGAGATGCTCCTGAGATTGAGGAGGGAAGCGGAGAGGCTGCGCTGCTCACTGGGGTGAGTCTCGAGCAGCTGGGGGAGGACAGCTCAGGGAACTATGAATTGCGATTGACGTGGAGCGGATCGGCGGTCAGCGTTCGGATAGAGCTGGATGAGGGCGACAGTGCCGGATATGTTGTTCTTGAAGATGAATACACTTCTCACGTTTATGAATTTGAGACTACAGAAAATGATATTTCAGTAAGGGTTACTCCGTATAATGAGAGCGGAATTCAGGCAGGTGAAGCTGTGATCCGTACTATCACCACCATCTCCGCGCCAACTGGGTTGACTATTGAGGTGGACTCGGATGGCAATATCAATATAGATTGGGATGATGATAGTGACGCTGATGAATATTTGGTGGCTTTGTATGTTGATGATGTGGAAGTGGATAATCAAACGGTGACAGAGTCATTCTTGGAAATTGAACTTGCGGATATAATAACGCTGGGCGGCCCATGGCCTGAGTTTGATGTATATGTTTGGAGTTTACTGGATGGGGAGCAATCTGCCCCGGCTATGGAAACTGAAATACTTGATCCCCTTCCTGCCCCGGCGGAAGTGACTTTTGAAGATAGGTTAGAGAATGGGTTGATGATTGGCTGGTCTGAGGTAACAAGCGCCGTGTCCTATGTTCTCTGTCATTCAACCAGTTTGGATAGTGATGGGGACTTTGTTCCAACTGATGAGAATGTAGTTTATGAAGGGGCGCTTCCTCAAGCACACATCATTGAATTAGTTATGGACGGAATAACGCAGCATGGGTTTAAAGTTGCTGCGCAGCAATATGGGCACCCGATTGATGAGCTGGATTTCAGTGATCCTTTGTATGGTGTGGTGTTTAACTTTGGGGATCACGGGCAGATGGATGGTCTTGGGGATGATGATCATGCGCAGTATTTATTGATTGATGGTACTCGAGCGATGACTGGGACTTTGGATATGGGTTCCAATAGTATAGATAATGTGACTTCATTGGTTGTAGGTAGCATCAACAACGGCGGGAGTGCGATTGCGGTAAGTGATAACCTTGATGCGCTTACCGATTCAGTAGAAGTATGGGCGGCAAAGTTGGGGATTGGCACAAGTGTCGTTCCTCATGGAGGTGTTGGAACTTGCTTGCTGGCGATTGAGGGCGCAAATACATCCTTCCCGAATGGGCCACACATCCAAGTGACTACTGATGCAGATGACTATCCCGTTGTCCAGTATCTTAATTGGGGACATGATAACATCCAATGGAATTTTGATGCCTATTTTGATGGGACGGATAATATTAGCTGTGATGCGGGAAGTAATTTTCAAGTTATCAAAGTATCGGATAGGTTCAGAATAAGATATGACACTGGGGTTGCTCAGGGTTCTGTTATATCATATAACACGGCATTTGAAATTGATCCAGCTATTGGAATAGAGTTTGGTTTACCCTTAAACGGGGACATAGCAGACCCATTGATTGTCTATGGAAATCGGGGTCGTATTGATATACGTGACGATGGAGATTCATACCCACAATTAAGTGCACTTGCTTACACACATGATAATTCAGGTTATTTGTTTGATGCTTATTACGATGGTGCGTTCAAGTCGTCAGACGCAGGAAGTAATTTTGCTTTATATAAAGTATCAGATACATTAGTTGTGCGATATGATTCTGGGGTTGCTCAAGGCGGGGCTGTTTCGTGGAATGTTGCATTTGCAGTGGATACGAGTGGGAATGTAGACCTTCAAGGCAACGAACTCCAAACTGTATCAGCCATAGACAACGGCGGGAGTGCGATTGCTGTTAATGATGATTTAACCGTTGATGGCAGTATATCTTTTGTTAATGTTGGTGACAAGATTGATTTCCCTAATTTTCTAATAGAAGAATGGGGAACCAACAGATTGATGTTCAAAAAAACAACGTCAGGAAGTGTTGGAATATTTGAGTTTTTTACACAAGATGGAGACAATACAGACCGAAATTGGATTATGATATATGGTTTGGGGAATGATACGGCAGGTGTAACAAATTCAGAAAGTCTATACATGGGTTTTGAGACTACCGGAACAGACAGATATATGGTGAAAACCTTTGCAACGGGTACTGGTTCAGCAAAACCGTTAGAGCTTACGACATACGGGAACACAGAACAGTTATATTTAAACACGGACGGCAACGTTGGAATAGGAACGGCAACGCCGGGGACTATGCTTGAAATAGGCGATGCATCAGCTACTCCGGCCATCACACTTAATAAAAGTGGGTCAGGCACTTCGAGCATTTTATTTGATAATGGAGGAACACCTAAAGCGTTCGTGAGAAATACTGCCGTAGAAAAACTTGAGATAGGGACACAGGCGGCAACTGATCTTGATTTTTATACGAGTAATACGCTTAGAGTAACAGTTGATAGCACGGGATACGTTGCATTTCACAATAACGATTTAAGTCAGATCGCTAATATAACGATGTCCGGCAATCTTGAAATGGGTGGCGGAGAACTCCAGACCGTATCAGCCATAGACAACAATGGGAGTGCGATAGACGTAAACGACAACCTTGATTTGAGCACAAATGAAATGAGGGCAAGGGATAACAAGTGCAGGTATATGAAAAGTTATGCTACTGGTAACACCATAATGGAGTTTGATGCTTCAGATTATATACAAATAAACGCAAGCGTTGTGAGTATGGTTTTTAACAGTGCAGACCTTGATTTGGGCGGCAACAACCTCGACAACGTAGCCTCCATAGACAACGGCGGGAGTGCGATTGCGGCTAATGATGATCTTGATATGGCGGGTAGCGATATTAAAAATTGTCAAATCCTTGAAATAAACACAAGCGGTTGGATTCAAAGTGATACATACTTAAAGTTGTTGACTTCAGCAGGAAACAACATGATATTTGATGCTGGCGGTGAATTCAAGTGGCGCGATGTTGATGCGGCAGGAGCGGAGAGAATGATTCTTGATTCCGCAACGGGATTGCTCACAATGACAGGTGATATAGAATTAGCAGGCAACGAACTCCAAACCGTGAGCGCTCTGGATAACAACGGTTCTGCGATAACATTCAATGATGATATAACAATGGCAGACGGCAAGAGCATAAACCTTCAGGAAGATATAACCTTCACAGGCGGTACAACCGTAAACCAGATTAAGTTTCCTGACGATCTTGCAACAGCGCTTGCGTTTGTGGAGGGTTCTACTTCGTATCTTGAGTTTTGCACTACAGACGGCTTTGAATACGTGCGCTCAAAAAGCTTTGTCCCGCTTTCTGATGATACCTATTATCTTGGCAGAAATGATGATGACCTTCCTCTTGCGTGGAAGGGACTGATACTTGCAGACCAAACAGACGGAAAATATTACAGGATTGAATTAAATAATGGTTCAATTGATGTTGTAGACTTAACTGATTAGGAGTTAAAAATGAAAAAGGAAAACACACTGGAAGGAACGCCGTACAGGGGAATGTTTGACCCTACAAACGGCGTGAGCGTTTTGAACTTCAGGGGAGCAGGGAATATACAGATCAAGGCTGAAGATGCTTCACCTGAACTGCTTACAAAGGCAAAGGCGTTTTTCTCACAGCTTGCAATGGAAGTGGGCTGTATGACAGAGGACGAAAAGACGGATTTAACAAGCATTGAAAAGGAAGTCAATGACACCGTACAGTCTGTACTTGACGCAAAGGCAGAGCCAGCGGAAAAAGAGTGAAATGCTGAAAAATCTTACATTTGAGCAATTTTTAACTTTATTTTGAAGGACGATGAAATGGATGAAAACAAAGACGTACAGAAAAAGACAAAAGAAACGAAAACAGAAGCGGAAGAAACGAAAACAAAGGAGAAAAAGATTTCAATATTCACTCTCAGTTCTCCTCTGAGTAATCTTGCTACTGCTTTGCAGAAAGCTTCTAGCCAATCATTTGGCTATGAAGCTGATAAACAACTTTATCGCCTCCTCAAAGAAATTCGCGGTAAATGTGAGGAGTACACCGAGATGAAAGATAAAATTATTAAAAATCACGGCGTCCAGAAAAACGGTATGGTATTACTTCAGGGAGAAGGGATCAAACTGTTTGCTACTCTTAATGATGATCTTGGAGCGCAGGAGGTGGTGCTAGAGCATGCCCCAATTAAAATAGGGACATTTCCTGCTGGGGTGAGTGCGGGGGACATGCTGTTGTTAGAAGACAATGGAATTTTCAGGATTGATGAAAAAGGAAAGTGATGAAGACTGATCGGGACAGCCTTTCTGGACGAGATTGCTATTTGTTCATTGCGCTGGGATTCCTTGCATTAATATGTGTGATTGCTGCCCAGTGTTCTTATAATGGTTAAAACTTTTTAAAGGAGATGGAAATGAAAATGACTATTATATTAGTGTTAATTGTGAGCTGTATAGTGGGCGTGGGATGCGCTCCCCAGAGCGTTAAACAATCCCTTGATATGGGGCGAAGTGCAATTGTCTATGCGAAGGTAAATAACACGCAGCCCGAGCTTGAGAAGCCATTGGATGATGCAGATATTTTACTTGAACCTGTTGCGCTCAATATCGGAAAGCCTAACACGCCTCAGATATATACTCCCGACATAAATGCTCAGATCATAGCAAGCCAAGCAGAACTGGAACAGAGATTCAGAAATATGATTCAAGGATTCATGGCTGATCTTACTGCGCAGATTCCTGTCATTGGCAATAAGATCGCGGAAGGCATTAAACCTCCTGAGGATGAACCATTTGACATTATGAATTTACTCGCTATGCTGTCCGCAGTCATAGCTGGCATAGGCGGGTCAAAAGCGTCTGGGGCACTCGCAAAAAAAGTAGTTAAGAAAAAGGAATAATCATGGATGAAGGCAACTCAATTAAAGACATGCTGAATGGCACGGAACCAAAAGACTCCGATATGAGATTAGTATTTGGTTGCCTTAAAATACTTGGGCGTGAAATGCAAGAAATAAAAGAACTGTTTTTTATTAAGCAGGATGCGTGCGATGAGAAATTTGCAGAGATTGATAAAAGAACATTGAAACTTTCCCTGAAGATATTTGGAATAATGCTTTTGGGATCGTGTTTGTTTTCTTTGATAATTGCTTTTGTGCCTCCATTGCTTGCTGTCTTGTTCAAATAGGAGAGAAAGATGGGCAAGGTAAAAAGCCTCCAGTACCTTCAGAACAAGCGCCTCGAATGGTCGGACAAAATCGTGGCCACAACTAATGGCGCGTTCGATCTCCTGCACAAAGGTCATATTTATATATTTGAGACCGCGAAAAAACAAAGCGATATTCTGGTTGTGGGGGTCAACTCTGACGCTTCAATCCGCCAATACAAGAGCCCAACTCGCCCGATAAATACCTTGTTAGATAGGTTAGCAGTTTTGGAAGCGATTGAGCATATTGATTATCTGGTGGTGTTTGAGGAGCTGGATCCAAGAGCCTTTCTGCAGGCAATTGCTCCTGATAAGCATTTCAAAAGCCGGGAAGGTTACAAGGGTATAGAGGAGGATGTGATTGCCCGCAAAAGAATTCACCTGCTTGATGACATCCCCAATTACAGCTCTACTCGATTATTTAAGCGCCTGTATGACGACTTGATTTATCAGGACATGCAAAGGGGTGAAAAGCTTCCCGGGGCGGATTTTCTGGAATAGTGGGGAAGGCTCAATTTGACGGCTTTGTAGGACACGCCAGGAGGGAATAAAAAAGGGACACCCATACGTTCGGATGTCCCTTTTTAACAGAGAGAAGGATTATTTAAAAGCCGTCCCCAACAGGCTCTGTTTCCTCCTTTGCAGCATCATACCGATGTTCCACCTGTCCCTCTATGACAGTTTTATGAAACTGTTTCGCTGCTGCGTACAGATCAGCTTTCTTTACAAATCCATTCAGCTCAAAATGCCATCCATGCCATGATCCCTTGTCATTGCTTTCCGGAACAGTTGTTGCCTTTACTAAATTAGCAAAAGTAGGCGGAGTAATCAACTGACCCCCAGAGTCTACCTTTACAGAAGCCAGCGCTGTCATCAGCGCCCGGGATTTCTTAATCTGGGTGGAGCTGAGGGAGATAAGTGCCTGGGTCCAGAGCCCTGTTTTTGAATCCACGATCAGCACATAATGATTCCGGGTGTCAGCGATGCGATCAGATTCATCTGGATCAACAGCTCCATTTTTATCCGGCACATAGAGTTTTCCTCGGCGCTCTATTATTTCTCCTTCCTGGCGCATGCGGTTAACATCTTCAGGAAGCAGCTCGCCCTGAAAACCTTGACTTTCAGACCAGCGAAGAAACACGCGTCTGTAAGCACACGGAATGATAATGACGCCGTCTTTCCCGTCAATCAGATTCCGGGTAATGTTCTCAAACAGCATCCCGGCTTTCGCACCTTCAATCGCCACGCCAGAGGATTCATCCACCTGCGGAGAGAGCTTCTGAAGAATCATCAGAAACGGTATAGCAAAGCTTTCCGCCCCTGTACCTTCCATCCCGGCTCCCGCATCTCCAGCAAACAAGCTCGTGGGATCAGCGAGGGCTTTGGTCTGTTCATCTACCTTTGCAACTTCTTTTTTCTTAGCCATTGTAAAATCTCCTTTATAGATTTGGCTGTGGCAGGAAACTATTTCTTGCCTTTTTTAATTTTGACTTTGCTGTAAGGGTGAATTGAAAATAGATCAAAGGGTACAGCTTCCCCCTTTTCCATTTCTTCTTTGATAAACTTTTTAAGAGTGGCCGCATGCACGTTCTCCACCATTTCCCGGTCAATAACAACCTCCTCTCTTTCTGCTTCTTCAGCCATGCGGTCGGCTAACCTAAGCGCCAGCGCTCTGTCCTCGCGGTTAAATAATACCTCCAGTTTAGTTTTGATTAAACCGCCAAATCCATTCTCATCCAGCCACGCCATTGCAGCCGGGCGGTTTGCATTGGTGATGCCGCATGAGATTTCATCTGTCAGCTCGATTATCCGTCCATCCTTCATGGTAAAGGAAGTGAACCCCACTTCCCTCATTAGCTCAGGCAAATCCTCTTGCTCAAGACGCGTCAATTCGCGTTTGGTTTCATCGAGCTCATCTGTCAGCTCCTTTACCCGGTCTTTGGTAGCGAGTAGCTGCTTTGCCATTGCCATAATCCGTTCCAATGATTCGCTCATGTCTCTCTCCTTTCTTTAAATATATAACTGTATTTCAATTGGGTCATAATTCTTTTGGCGCTTATTCCAGCGCAAAATGCGCAACCGTCCCTCCAGCCGATTTGCTGCGAGCGCTGCTGTAATGCCGATGAGAATAGGATCACCCGTTGCCAGCAACCAATCCTCCTCTGAAATATTATACAGCTTATCGGACAGGATGCTTTGTATCTGCTCCGGCAGCATGCGCCCCGCTTCCGGGGGCAACAGCACCTCGATCTCTCCGAATACTTTTGCTGAGTCTAAATTGATGATTGGAACCCAGCTGTTGATGCTCTGATCATAACGACTCGGCACTTGTGGTACAAATACTTTGTTATTCATTTCTTTATGTCTCCCACTATGGCTGCGGCCATGTCGCTTTTACGCTGCAGCGCGGTTGCGATAACTTCATCAATGCTGTCCTCTGCGACAAGGTCAATATAGACAACATTCCCTTTCGTCCCTTTTCTGTGACACCTATCCTCCGATTGGAGCCGATGTTCCAAATCAAAATCATTACTGTAATAAATAGCCGTCTGCGCAGCCGTAAGAGTAAGCCCAGTGCCTGCTGCCTGCTGCTGGCCAATAAATGCCCGGGCTGTTCCCGTTTGGAAGTCATCAATTGCTGTCTCGCGGTCACTCATCTTTATTTCACCATAATATGCAACCGCTGGGATTTTATTTTTGCGAAACAAATCAATGATTGCGCGGATTTCCTCCCGGAAACGCGCCCACACAATAAACTGTCCATCAATATCTTCCACTAGATTTAGCAGCGCTTTAAGCCGAGCATTTTTGTCTGCAACATAATGCGTTTCACCTTCGTATAATACAAACCCGCTTGTAATCTGCTGGAGCTTCATCCCAGCACTTAGCGCTTGCACAGGTACCACTTCTTTTTTCAGTTCCATTCGCCGTTCTTTCTTCATCAGCTCATATGCCTTTTTCTGTCCCGGAGAAAGTTCAAAATAATGAGTTTGATAAATTTTTGGAGGCAGGTCAAGACATTCTTCCTTTTTTACTCGATATGTATGAGGCTCAAGAAGGCGCTGAAGCTTGCTAAGATTGCGCCATTTTGGCCGTCCCTCTTTATCCCGAGCCACGACCTGTGCCCGTGCCACCCGGGGATTCCTCTCAATCATTCTCTGCATCATCGGGTGATCTGGCGTCAATAGTTCTGCATACTCCGCATAGAATGCGCGGTATGAAGTGGTGCCCAGCAATCCGGACTTCAGAAACTCCATTTGCGAAAATACATCCACCGGAGCATTAGTCACCGGGGTACCAGTAGCAATACGGCGGTAACATGCGTGAGATTGTAGCTTCATAACAGCCTTTGTTCTCCCCGCGGAGGGGTTTTTGATCCGGGTACTTTCATCCACCACCATCATTGATCTGTACTTGGAAATGAATTCCAGCGCCATATCAAATCCCTTCTTAGTGATCAGCGCGTCAATATTGATGGTGAAAATGCGCAGAGCTTTCCGCGCCCCCTGTACCACTTCCCGCATTTCCTCTGTATACCGTTTCCCAGCTCCAGACTTCCAAGCTCTCGCGATATACTTCACACTCATATGCCGCGGAATTTCCCGGCGAATCCAGTTGGTGTGAACACCGTTCGGCGCTACAACCAGCATTGCCTCGATTTCCCCGGACTCATACAACCGTTCCGCATCCGCTAACAGGCACCATGTTTTCCCGGTGCCCTGTTCCATGAACAATCCGTACTGCATACGGCGCTCCATTCGCTCCAAAGCAATAGTCTGATGGCTCATCGGTTCAGTAAGCATTCCGCCTCCTTTCTTATCTCCTGTACAAGCTCTCCCCAGCTGACTTGATATTGCAAAAATTGATCCTGAATGAATCCATTTACTTCATCCGCGCATATTCCCGGAACAGCAAACACGTTTGCTCCAATGCCAATAACAATGAACCCTGTACCTCCCCATCGGCGCCAATTCAGCCACCAGTTGAGCTGATTCTGGCTGAGCCCTTTGCTGCGCCCAAGAACAGGAGTATTGAAGC